TCCGGCAGGTACTTGAGAAAATCATCGCCATAGACCCAGAGAGCCATCGGCCAAAGAGTGCGCCAATGCTGAGCCTCGGCGTGTTTGCCAAGACGAACCAGCTCGCCATAAACCCACTGAAACCAGTACTGAAAGGCAAGTATCACATAGAACGAATCTCCCCAAGAGGTGAGAAACATCCCACTGAACATCATGCCTATAATCATACGCTGCTCACCGGGGAAGAGATGCAAAATCTTCGTCGCCAGGCCATCAGCGCTGTACTCGGAAAGAAAGACAAATATGTCATCATCGACACCATTGCCGTCCGCGTAATAAAAATTTGTGGCCATCGAAACGAGAATGAGAATATTAGCCAAAAGGGAGAAATCGAGCTTCTCGAAATCCCCTTCAACCGCAAAGTATTCGAAACGGGTATCGCCATGAGCACGGTCACGTCGCCAATACTGTTTTAGATGAGCGTAGAGAATCTGCATGCCGCCATAAGCCTTGGACCAACCAATGGCAAAAGGAGGCTGAACATAAGTGCTCTCGACTGGGTTCTTATGCAGGAACATATCGACCATGTAGACGAAACAAGGGACAACGAAAATCAAACGAGCCTTAAGAGGGTCGGTCCATGGATTTCGGAGCTCAGGCTTCGGGAAGAGACTGGCGACGTACTTGCGCATTATCTGACCAACAAAATGCTTAATTGCGTTCGGATTATCACCAAAACGTTTTCGCAGCTTGTCGATAATCCAACGGAACTCGGCATCTGAGGCGGCAATAGCACCATCCTTAGTGCAGCGCCAGACATACTCGAACATGACATCCTCAACCTTGAGGGTGCCGGATTCGAAGAGATTTATGCCGGCGGATTTCGAGAGCTTGTCAGAACTGACCTTAGGTGGAACGAGGTCAGGATGCTTGTGATTACCACGAAAACCCGTAAGGCGCAGGGTATTCATATAGGCGATCGTCATCTGCTTAGAATCAACATCCGGGTTACGCAAAGGCTTGTCGAAAAGCTTCATAACTTTGATGACACCATCAGAGCTAGAGCCAGTGACAAAACACCACTTGTGGTAGTAAGCCGGAGTAGCAAAGCGAGGGTCGATCTCCTTTTCGTGGTGCTTGCGGCGATAAAGGTTCTCAACTATCTCCTGGAGGGATGGACAACGGCCATCATCATGACAGTGGTTAAGGGGATCTGGCGGACCAAACGCGTCCTCAAACCCCCAAAAATCACGACCATAAATGGTGACCCCATCCCTCATAACACAGGTCTTATCATAGTTGAAGGCACACCAAGGAACGGTGATCTCCATCCACGAACGATAGTGAGTGCCAATCTCCAGGTTGTTGAAATCACGATCCTTAAGAAGAGGCGAGGTAAACGGAATGTACGGAGTTACAGTGACCTTGCGGCAAGCAGCATTCGAAAGCGTTGATACGAATTCAC